GTTACTGAATGATATTTCGTTGAACAATTTCATTAGGAACAACCACGTTGTTCACTCCGAATAATACAGTTTGATTACTGACGTTGTTTAAATAATAAGCCATAGTTAATGTAATTTTCATCTTATCACTTCCTTGAAATGTTTTTAACAAATCAAGAACGTTTATTTGAGTTTCGTTGGCTATTCTAAACAATGTTTGAGTAAATGATTTCGCAGTTGAAATATTAACTGTGTAATTCTTGAAAAAAGAATACACTATTTCATATTGATCCGCATTTACTACCAAATCAAGATTGTAAAATTGATCGAACACTTTAACGGTTGTATCAGTAGACATTTAAATTTCCATTTTAAGTATTTAGTTAAATTCTATGGTCGATTTCAAATAACTACGATTTAATTTAAATTCACCGGGAATGCCTGTGCTTGTGATGGTGGATTTTGATTAGCGATAGGAGTATTCGCTGGCGTGTTAATCGCAGGAGGATTAGGATTAGCGAAGTTTCCGGAATTATTTTGTTGTGCTGTTACGCCGGTGAGCGAACTGTTTCCTGGAAAGTTAAAAAGATTTCTAACTGTTTGTGGATTTGCCGTGGCATTTAAAACACCATACAGAAGCTCTGATTTTGCTGATTGTAGAATATTTTGAGGATTTTTAAATGTATTTTTTACAGAGCCTGCTTTTTGAATAGCGCCTAAAATATTTCCATTTTGTAAGTCTTGAATAAATCCACCAGCGGCATCTACTAGGCCGCCCTGACCAAGAATACTTCTGTTTGTTCCTGGCTTGGCAATAGGACTTAGTGTTTGATCGTAATTTTCTGGCAAACCAAATCCCTGTACCGCCGCTGATGGGTCAGCGCCATTTAATGCTCCCTGATTGTATCTTACGCTTTCATAACGAATAGTCATACGATTTTCCATTGTAGCGTTTGTTTGATAATAATCATACGTATCGTGTTCGAAGCGTTCAATGATGGGGTTGATTAATTCATACAGCGCAAAACTGTGTTGATTAAATCCATAAATCTTAATAGATTTAAAAAACGGAGGCTTAGTCATACCTAGAGCGCTACTTGTACTGGTATTAGAAGGTTCTCCACGATAGCCCCAGGTTTGTTCTTGTGAAATATCAGGACTGTATGTGTTTGGTATATTCAATCTGGCTGCAGCGTCAACTCCTAGACCGGCAATAAGTCCGCCAAGTGGGTCGTTGGGTGCTGCTCGAGGCATCGTAGGATCATTGTAGTAATAACTGTAGTAGTTATACCACATCTGTCTTATCGAGCTGTTATTATCATCATGAAACGCTATCGCTATGGGATCATAATTAATTTTTGTCTGAACATATCGTTTGCGATTGTATTGATTCATTTCTGCTAGTGTAACATTAAACTTAGGTAAGTTAATATTTTTTACTAACAGTCCAGGTATCTGTGGTGCTGGAAATACTGCTGGATTTTGTGATACTAGGGTTGTGTTTATGTCGAAATACACATGAAATAGCCACTTGTATTTAGGAGCGTTGCCATAGGCGTTGGTTCTAAATATTTTCGCGGCATGTTGATAATCGCGCAAATATTGAGCGCCGAAGAAACCTTCCGCGGCGCCCTTAAAAAACTCCTGAAAAAATCCAGCCATTTTATCTCTTTAACGATTAAGCGTTTGGTGGCTGACCAGTAGTGTTGGTATCTGTTGTTTGACCGATACCACTTACTAGACTTCCGATACTTCGTCCAACGTTTGTACCAATACCACGAATGTTTGGCGCGTCTTCTGTCGGTGACTGAACAGCGTTATCGAAACGAACAGTCAGGGCGATTGTAACCGCCTCGTTTGTTCCATAGTTTAAACTGTTGTAGTTTGCAGCTGAAATGTAGCAACCGTAGAGTTCCCAACTTTCTAGCACGTTTGGAGCAAACGCTCCGTTACCACCGTCTAAGATGTTGCAACGTAACTGAAACTTGTAATCAACACCGGCGGCGGCACTAGCCTGTTCGCTGAAGTCAAACTGCTTCTGAATCTGTTCGCCGACCAACTTAGCAACTTCTCCACTGGCATCATCACGAATATTAATCGTGACTGCTTCCCAAGTTGGTTTACCAGCCAAATACATTCTGCTGTTGTAAATTTCAATTGGTATTTCTGCAAATGAAACGCTAGGTCTAGTAAAGTCCATGACCTGTTTTGTTAATTCCGTAGTAGGTTGACTGATTCCAAAGTTATCGAATAGTAATCTAAAACGAAACTGTAGTTTGGGCATCAACAAACCCTGGGAGTTCAATGAACCGTCTGCACCTGGTGCGGGGACTGTCATTCTTGAGATTGAACTAAAAGCCATTTTTATTTCTCCTTGATATTATTTATCATTCAAATGATGAGGGTTTCCCCTCATCAAATATTACCCGTTCGTTGCCAAACCAGCAAGTTCACCGGTATTCAAGATACGAATAGGGATGTAAATAAACTCGACTGCTTTAACAGGTTCAATGGCAATGTCAATCCATAGTTCGTTTCTATCAATTCTGGCTGGTGTGTTGTTAGATTCGTCACACACTACCAAATAATCATAGACACCGCGTTTTGCTTGAATATCCGCCAACAGTGTTTGACATAGCGCACGAACTTGAGTACGTGTGAGATTGTCGTTTGGTTCAAACAAGAACGGAGTTACCGCTCTAGCTAAACGCTCACGCAAATAAGCAATCAATCTTGCTACGTTAGTTCTGTCAAGTGCACTTTGACTATCAAAACTGTTTTTGTTACCATAGTTCAACAAACCAACGTTCGTAAACGAAGTGATTGGGTTAATGAAGTTTGAATATTCAACATCTCGTAGTCCTACTCTATTCTTGTCAACTACGAATTCACCAGTGGCGGCATCGATGTATCCAATGTTAGTAGCGTTATCAATGATACCACGACGTTGTCCTGCTGGAGCGAACCAAGGATAGGCAACACTGTCGTTGTAAAGCATTGTACGTAATATCATGTGACTTGGAGGAATAACAACCTGTGCTCCAGTCAAGTCATTTGTAATTCCACTAGGATAATAAAGTCCCAGATAGGTATTACGTGTTACTAATCCATCTTCACTCGTGGATGTTGCTCCGGCAACGTTTGTGGCCCATGCAAGAATTGATTGTGCCGTTGGAGCCAGGCGTAACGGAGTGTCTCCGATGATGTAGGAGGTTTGACCACGCTCGTTGTTCAGTGCTACCATGTTAGGCTGCAGTTCACAGTAGTTAGGGCAAGCCAGTAAGTTGACAAAGGTTTCTTCATCACGAATCTGATTGCTGGTGTCTACCGTTGATCTTAGTGCCTGAACTACCATATTACGCTGTGCCTTGCGACCCATGTAAGGAGCACCGTTAGTTTGATTTCCACTAACTGTAACCCATGTACTCTTTTCCTGTGGCAGAGTCTGATCAGGGAACGAGTTAGCATTAAAGTAATTAACTCGATACTGTTTGACGTTGTAACCACTACGACGAGTGTTAAACAACAGTGCGCCCTGTGGATACAGTGCGCCCTCTGGAGCATCTAAATCAAGATAGTTACTAACTAACAGACTTGTGATACTAGGAATAGCGTCATCTATCGCGTTAGTTGTTCCGTTAGGAGCCCAGCGAGCATCTTGGAATATGATACCATTTGGTGTTGTTTGATCTGTGTTGTCTAACAATACCCACTGATCTTCGCTGTTAAAGTTCTGCCAACGATAAATTACTGGATAGTTTTCCAAATCGCTAGTATCGATCCATAGATCACCGTATTCTAATGACGAACCGTCGCTTTGTGTCGATGGAGCACTAGCAGCAATAATAGGTCCGTTTGGATCTGTTGCTGGAGTTCCTACTGCCTGTGGTAAACCGTCACTAGCGTAACTTATGTTTCTGTAACCCGTCCACACGCCACCGACGTTAGTCATGATGTCTACCTGGTCTACGACACTGTAGAACCAGTTTGTATCGTTCGTTGGAGCTGCTACTGGAGCAATATCATTTGCTACATAGTTGAAGATTTGCCAGTTACTTAATTGTACTGAATACTGAGGAGTAGAATAATATTCTAACCATTGAACTCCAGTAACATTACCTGTTCCGCCAATTGTCGTTACTTTGACAAGGTATGGCGAGATGAACGGACCTCCGCCGGTAACTGTAACTGTGTCTCCGACTACATATCCGGTTCCTTCAATATTAACTGTAAAAGTTGGAATGTATCCGCGTGTAGATGCATTGACTGTTAACCCAGTGCCTGTGCCGCCGACGGTTGGTAAGTTTGTGTATGTAATTGTCTTAAAAGGACCCCATTTTGCTCCAACTGTTCCAGTAGGTGCAGTAGGATCAGTATTGATAATAAATCCGGCTGCCGTTACAGCACTGGCGGGACTAGTTACTCCCGCATCGTTCAGTAATATCACTCCACCTTCAGTATGAGTTAGTACGATTGCGCCCGTAGCAGATATCGTAGCCGTAGTGAATGGAATTTGTGCTTGTGACCAGGCGGTGACAAAATCCGTTGCTCCTAGAGTTCCTGTACTAGGCATTACAACCTGATACGCTGAACTCAAAGTTGCACTGTTAGGCTGACTAACTCTAACAAAGAAACTAGCGTTGTTTGCAAATGTTGGATTTGTTACTGTTCCGACAAATGTTGATGCGCCAGAAGATCTACGAAACAGTTGCATAGGTGATGCGCCGCGAGTTTGATCAAAATCGACTTGAGCGTAAACCGACCCTGCTGGAATATTTTTCCCTCCAGACGAATCTATGCTATTATTAAGTACCCAGTCACTGACTGATACTGGACAATTTCTACTGACATATGTTCCAGTAGCCGCCGAGTATTCGCTGATAACAAGATTTGTTCCAAAATTAGGACTATTTGTTTTGATCCAAACACTTCCAGTTGGATGTGGATAAGTATCTGTGGATTTCCACAATGGCTGCTGAGCATTCGTTCCATACACAACTGCTGGTCCGTAGTATGTATCAGCCACGATTCCTATGTCAGCCAAGACGCCGGCCGTTGAAGAGGCTTCTACGATTACTCCACTCTCAGATCCACCCACGAGAGTGTCGAATAAATTTAAACGTCCGTTTGAATTCGACGCTACTATTCCAGGAATATTGGCAGCGTTGATAGCTGATACTAAGCCAGTAACTGTATTATTAGGTGACACTGGAACAGCAACTGTTGTCAAGACTCCACTTGGAACTCCGTTGGTAAATTCACCAAGAACTAAGTTACCAGCAGAAATGGTTACTGGAGTTGTTGTTCCAGTAACTGCTGGCCAATAACGTCGCCAGTCTTCTGAATCTGCCGCTACCCAACCAGATGGAGTTTTGAACCAGTATGTTGAATAACTAGTTGGTGCACCATAATCAATAGTCATGGTTACAGCGTAACTTCCAACGTTGCCGATGTAAGACTGTGGTTGTCCATTAGAACCAACCGTGTCGGCTGGGTCTTCTATTACAATAGGAACTTGATATTCAAAGTTTCCAGTATTAGCATTGAACTGAAAAATACCCCAGGTTGATTGAGTTGTATCTAGCCAGTATGTTCCGTTAGCAGGGGCGGCGCTTGGGCGTCCTGTGCTTCCGATAAGTCCAGCCAAATCAATGTTAGCACGAATAACATAACATAGATTCGAAACGCCTAAAACACTGTATGCTGCCAGTAAACCGTATTCATTTAATTCATAACCCTGAATAGGTGTTCCGTTAGTAGTCTTGTAAAAGAAGGGTGTGCCAAATAATGATACAAGATCACGCTGACTAGAAACGGCGTAAAGTTTGTTAGCATTAGCTGCTGTAGTAGCAGGAGCAATACCAGTGCCCGCTGCGTTTGGTTTGTTTTGTGCTGTAGCCAAGATGATCAAGGGAACTGAAGCTGGTGCTCCAGGTAAATATTGACTTTGATCGATGATGGTTACTTCTACGCCAGGACTGATTAGCGCCATTTTATTCTCCTAATGAATGTGGTTAGTATGTTTTGAAAAACATTTTTCATACTAATATTTATCAATGTTGAGTAAAAAATAGCATATTCGATACTCTTCCGGAAGAGTTACTAATAAATACTAGTATGAGACCCGTATGCAAAGCATGTAATAAGAACCCGGCTGCAGCCAACTACTGGCGTAACGGCGTCAGATACTATCGAAGTCGTTGTGAATCGTGTATTAGAAAAAACAGACACGAAAAAATTCCTGAGCCTAGATGGAAATCTAGCGGCTACAATAAAAAAACTCAGTGTGATTTATGCGGATTCAGAGCCAAGTATGCCAGTCAGATAACTGTCTGGCACATTGATGGGAATTTGAATAACTCTGAGTTAATAAATCTACGCTCAATATGTTTAAACTGTATCGAGGTAGCTAAACGTCGTAATACTACTTGGAGAATTGGAGAGATTGAAGTAGACTCTTAATCTGTTCATAAAGTTCATCAATGCTGCCATCATTATTGAGTTCAGCATCAAACTTGGTTCCTATCCAAGCAGTTTCACTAGCATGTATGTTGTGTCGTTTCATCTGCTTTACTGCAGTCGCCCAGCCTATATTATGTTCTGGGCCACGATTTACAGTTTCGGCATCTTTCCACCAGACGGGGTCTGGTCCGCGATGAGTTCTAACTACAATTCCTCCTACTCTTTTAATTGATAAAATTTCATTAGGAAATCTAACATCGCTAATTACAACACTATCATCGGTGTTCATAAGCCTATGTTCTAAACTACGAATCCAAATATCATCATGAAATCCGTGACGACAGACTTCTGTTCCCCAATATTGTAAAATCCATCTAGGTGTTAGATGGGGCATGCCGAGTTTGTCGGCCCACCAAGTGTCAATCTGTTCTCGCCATTCACGACTTTGACGGGTTCTGCCCTCTAATAATTCTCTATCCCAGTCAAATACAACCGATATTGCATCCTTAAGTACACCGGCAAAACTCATACGTCTAAATTCATGGGTGTTGACTAAGTAATCAGCAACCGTGTCCTTGCCAGAACCGATGAGACCGCATATTCCTACGATTATTTTATCCGTGGTCATGTTTTTATTTATTTTAACTGTACTACGCCTAAAATTCCAAAAGCATCCTGTAACATCAAAATCTGATTTCTACAGTCTTCAATTGCTAGATGGCCGTTGGTTCTAGGCGTTAGCGTAGGAGTCAGAGAGTAAACTGTTCGAGCATCTCTGACATTCCAAAACTTCCACGGCACCCTAATTCCAACTTGTTCGTATGCATGTTCTAGAATTGCAAAGTCATACAGCGGTCCTTTTGACCAAACCCTCTTACATGGTTCAGCCAATCGAGACAATTCAATGAGTGAGTCTCGTAGAGAGATACGACCATCAGGCGAAAAAGCATCCTCCTGTGATTCCGGTGATTGTTTTGACCACCAATTTAATGTTTCAGTATCTATTCGACGACCAAGAATTTCTTGCTCATCAACATCAACCCGAGTGTTCATGTAAGGTTGATAGTAAGCGTCTGTGTGAAATTCTCGCTGTAACTTTGTTTCCCATCCTTTTACAGAGGGGTCAAACATCTGAGCACCAATTGTCAAAATAACAGCATCGTTATGTTTTGCTAGTGCCTCGATGTCAATCATTAATTCCATGATATATCCAGTATTATGATACTGATATTTTACTATCATAGACGTGTATTGTCAAGTGTTTTGGAGTTATTTCTGTATCAGAATCAACACCGGTATTATCCAATTACAGATATTTATTTAATCGTGCAGCCAATTTGGCTTGTGGGTTAATCTTCTTTGTTCTCTTTGCTTTACGTGCTTGGCGAATTTTTGTACGCTGTCTCGTAGTTTTCATTCGTTGAGATTTTGCCATATCCGGGGGCGCTGAACAGTCTATCACATTAGGAACTGTTCGATTTTTTCTTGAACCCGACATGCAACGCCAGCGCAGTTTTACTCCCAACGGAGTACGTTTCCAAACTAATCTATGCTCTGTGATAAACTCAGCGGCTCTCACAACTTATCCGATAATCCAGGTAAGTGGCTCACTTCCATCGACATAACGCTTGAGTTCATCAAGTAACTCAGCGTGAACTGCCGCGCCCTCTGCTTTCATGGCAGCGCCGTTCAACGTTGTTCCTCCGCTTGGACCGGCAATACTTGCGTATTTTTCTCTAGCTTCACCAATAATCATCTTACACTGACCTAGTACCCAACTCGCTATCCAGTTTGAGGTTAACACATCCTGTAGTAACATAATTTCTGGTTTTAAGTTATCTGTCCACAGTAACACTTTTTCTCCGTTACCCTTGAAGTCTCGAACGAATTCAATTTCTTTAGTAACAGGGTTGAATGTAAAGATTACGTATCCACCGAACATACGGGCGGCGAGTTCCACATATCCAGCGTAGAAGTCATATGTGGCTAACCCACCAGCATAGTTGTAGTTGAGTAGATAGGTATTCAGAATAGCACTACTAAATGGGTCGAAACTGCTGGCCGCAGGACCAGTTTCTAATCCAATAGTTCGACGAAACACCTGACGAACTCTGGTAATTTCTTGTGGAAGTATGTATTTATTTTGATTTTCCTGAATTTCCAATAACGAGTAAGATTCTTCGAATGCATTTGTCGCTCTTTGACGATAGGTAGCAATAGCATATTGATAACTGGCTTCATAATGTTCCGGATCCAATTCCAAATCAATAATACCTGCTCCAAGACGCAACTTGATATTATTAAATAGTTGTTGTTTTAGTTCAGTTAAATTTGCCATGAAACATACCCTATTAGTGATAGAGTATTTATCCAAAATAGTTGACTATTCTTAATATCTGTGATAATCTAACGAGATGAAGAGAAAAAATAACACCGAGACAAAAAAAGTTTGGAGAAGTGCACATGGACGTATTCCAAAAGATAAAAACGGTCGCTCATATGAAATACATCATATTGACGGTAACCCAGAAAATAATAGTATTGATAACTTGTCGTGTGTAACGATAGAAGAACATTATCAAATACATTGCCAACAAGAGGACTGGGGAGCATGCTCGCTAATAGCGAAAAGAATGAAACTATCAGTCGAAGAAATATCAAGAATGACTACTCTACACAACAAAAAAATGATGAAAAACGGTAGTCATCCATTCGCGAAACGAGAAGATGGGTCATCGATTGGTAGAGACGTTAGCCGAAAACAAGTTGAGAACGGAACACACAATTTTATCGGAAGTCCTTATGCGGCTAAAATGTATGAAGACGGTACTCATCCGTTTTTGGGAGGAGAGATACAACGACAGACCAATAAAAAAAGAGTAGATAACGGAACTCACAACTTATTGGGCGATAAGAACCCATCACACTCTCGTGTTAAAAACAAAACACACCACTTATTAGGACCCTCTGTAAATAAAAAGAGACTACAAGAAGGAACTCACGTATCTCAACTAAAAGTATCTTGTATTTTTTGTAAAATAGAATTAGACAAGGCAAACTTTAGTCGTAGTCACGGAGATAAGTGTAAGTTGAGAACTATCTCTCAATAGTTCTCAAGAACAGTCAGTTTATCTTGACCTTAATACGCTTTTAATATCACCAAGCTTTCATTTGTTCGACCATTAGGTTTAACCTGAACACTCTTGATATCTTTAAAAATTTTGCGACTGGCGGGTTTGCCGGCGCCTACAAGTTCACGAATGACTATCTCCGGCTTACGAATTGTTTTAATTCCACTGTTTGTAGAATCAAATCCTAAAATAGTAGTACCCTTGATGCCAAGTGTGCCGATATGTGTATCAGCGATATAGTAATGCAGTTTTCGTTTGGCAGTATCGTATGCCCAGACTTCAGTTGCGCCGATAATTTTTGCCGGAGCGACACTTGTGAGTTTTAATTTAGTAACTGTATCTTCATAAGATTTTTGATACTTAAGTTTATTAGCAATCTTATCCGCGGATTGAGGCTTACGCTTACGAACAGTTTTAGTAGATTTCTTGATAGAGACGTAACTACCCAATCCTGCCAATATTGCTTCACAGAATTTGATTAATGCCTTAATCTGTGTCTTAGTAAAGTGATCGTAAGCTTCTGTAAGTTGCCGATCGTCTCCGTCGAGAACAGCCTGATATTCTGCCATGTGTCGTTTCCAAATATCTGTTAGTATGCTAACGTGCTGGGGTAAAATATTTTTCTCTGTCAACGGAGATACTGGATTGACTGCGACCGTTTTTGCTCCTGCCTCGATAAATTCATCAAGCCAGCCTTCAATTTCACCAGCAACTTCACGTGTACGCTCACGCATAATGTCCTGGACATTTGGACGGCGTACAGCGTCTACCGTTTCTTCGGATTTTGTCTTTATGCTGGTGTTTGATGTTTTCATGACGGGAGTCAACACAGTATCCGCTACACGATTGATTTCATCAACAACAATATCGATTTCTGATTCTGTTAGAGTGAATCCCCTAAGAGACATACGAGCTAGCCACGCGACTGAACACCTAATTTCACGTTCATCCGCTCGATTGAGTTCTCGCAAACGTTCGGTGTGTCCAAAATCAGTGGCCCATTTTACTAAAAATTGTTTAGCATCTTTGTATTGACAGTATCTGCCATACCAGTTAAATGACAACACCATAGCCATTTTTCTACGATCCGAGTCTGGTTGTAGTGCATATAGTGGCTCAGAGCCAGTATATTTTAAGTCTGGATCCTTTGGATTAAAGTCAGGTACCAATATCAAATCATTTTTGACTGAACTGACTTTATTTTTTGTAGATTTTGTTGCCATTTTATTTCCATTTAACAGTTTATAGAATCTATTATACACTATCCTGTATTTATTGTCAAGTAGTTTTTGATAAATAGTTGTACTATGCCAAGACTATCGCTATGGAAGCCAGAACAATCCAATGATTATAAATTCTTTGATAAAACTATCAAGGAGATGTATACGGTCGGCGGAACGGATTTGTATATTCACAAGTATCTTGGAACGAATAATCCCAAGGGCAGCGAAGATACTACTCAGCCGCATTATGATGCGCTTAGACCAGAAAACATACAAGATTTGCTGTTTTTAGAAAATAGAGATCGCATTTATGACCCTGATATTTACCGATTACGCGGTCATTACAATGTCGCCAATCTTGATTTTGACTTAAGTCAGTTTGGACTGTTCTTGAGTAATGATATCATTTTTATCACCGTACACTACAATGATATGATAGATATTATTGGCAGAAAATTAATGGTTGGAGACGTATTCGAACTCCCCCATTTAACCGATTATCATCCACTTAATGATACCATACCCGTAGGACTTCGTAGATTTTATCAAATAACTGATGCTAACTATGCTAGTGAAGGGTTTAGTCAAACTTGGTTTCCCCACTTATGGCGTGTTAAGTGTGAGCCATTAGTAGATAGTCAAGAGTTTGCTAATATTTTACAAGACCCTATCAATAAAGATAATTATCTAGGTGATTGGGATTCAACTAATCAAGATTACATTCCAGGATACACCGTTACCTGGCGTGATAAAATTTACACACCAATCAAGCCAGTTCCTGCTGGAATTAATCCAGATAATCCAGAATATTGGACCTTGAGTAATGAGCAAAATCTAATAGATATTCTAAGCACATACAACAAAAACATAGCAATCAATAACGCTGTTATTGAAGAGGCCAAACGTATTGTTCCGTTAAGTGGATATGATGTCAGTGACTTGTATGTTGTTCCGTCATATGACAATAATGAGCCTGCTCCTCCTATTGACTTGATAGCGCCCACTACCTGGACTCAAGATGTAGTAGTTGGCACAGTAGAAGTTGTTACTGATCCAAGATACAAATATCCAAGCCCCATTATCAGGCTGAAACCTGGTAATTACAGCGAACACACTGTTGCTAGTCTGCAGATTCGTAGTGTTGCTCCTGAGCTAACAGATGGTGGTAGTGGAGCAGTGTTTAGTGATTTAGTCGTAGTCTCTACTCCATTAGTTCCTCCATACACAATTCCATTTGGTACATCAGATAATACCTATTCGACTGCCGATCAATATGTGAATTTTACCGCTACTGCGCTGTTTGCTAGACAAAATGTTACAGTCATCGGGATTGAAGATTTCACGGATGATTTAAGAACTGGGTTGGTGATTCGTGCCACGGTATTCAGCGATAATGGAACTCCACAGAAAATTTTTGCCGATGATACCACTATCGTATCTGTCAATCGTGAACTCAGAACCATTACTACTAGTAGTCCTACTTTGGGCGCCCTGCCTCCGGGAACAAAACTAGACGTTAGTTACAATTTTACAGGTACCGTAGAGCCATGGATGGACTATCGTGCGGATTGTGATCCAAGATATCAATACATCAAGCGTTCAAGTCCACGTTCATTTGGATACATCAACGGCTACATGATTGGAACCACCCAGGCGCCTAACGGAGAACCCACGGGAGCCGGCATCGCGTTTCCTGCTAATCCAGAAATCGGTGAATACTTTTTACGAATTGACTACTATCCACAAAAATTATTTAGATTTGACGGTAAGCGTTGGGTGCAAATCAGCGAGAATGTCAGAACTGGACTAGGATTTGACTCTGATGATCGTAGTCAACTAAGTAGATTCATCAATGACGACGACAGAACACGAGTATCGCCGGAAGGTACTGTTCCCACGAGACAAAGTTTATCAAAAGCTTTAAAGATAAAGCCTGACTAATAAATAAGTCACACTAAAGAGAATAATATTATGGCCATGTATTTCTACGACGAACAGATAAAGCGATTTTTATTGCAGTTTGCTCGCATATTTAGTGACTGGCAGGTGTTGTATGGAACAGATGCGAATGGAAATCCAATCTATCATCGTGTGCCAATACAATACGGAGATAGTAGTCGACAAGCAGCAACAATTATTGCCAATAACAGTGCTAGTAATTTACCATCAACTCCAATGATTACCTATTACATCTCGGGATTTGAATACGATCAAAAACGAACACAGGATCCAACATTTTTAGACAAGATGAATGTTAGGCAACGGACAGTAAATCCAGAAACTGGAGAATATGAAACTACTCAGGGTAATGCATTTACAGTTGAAAGATTAATGCCGGTCCCATACACATTAAGAGTTACTGTTGATATTTGGGCCAGTAATACAAAACAAAAATTAGAAATAGTAGAACAATTAAGTGCGCTATTCAATCCAGGATTAGAAATACAAAGTACTGACAACTTTATTGATTGGTCAAGTTTAAGCGTTGTTTTTCAAGACGGACTTGGGTGGACTAGTAGATCAATACCGGTAGGTAATGGAAATCCAATAGATATTCTTAGTTGGAAATTTTACATGCCTATTTGGATTAGTAGTCCGATCAAAGTTCGTAAGATGGGCGTTATTCAAAAGATTATCGCCAGTATCTACAAGGGTAGTGCCGTTGATGATATTCAAGATGATGATCTTTTATTAGGCACCAGACAGAAAATAACACCCTATGGGTATCAAGTATTATTGTTAGGTAATAGACTACAACTATTACCTCAAAATGAATCGCCTGTTCCTCCTAATAGTTCCCTAGAAACTAATAGCGAACTGAACACGGCAGTGTATTGGGAGGCTGCTCTTAACGCTTATGGCGTAGTAAAGCCAGGTATCAGTATGATTGCACTTGAAAACCCCTATCTAGAAACAGAAATAATGGGAACTATTTCATATGACCCCGGCGATGCTCGTATGTTGATTTATGATATTGATGCTGATACTATTCCTCAAAATACATTGGGCCCAGTAGATAGTATTATCGACCCGACAATAAAGTGGCCCGATGAAGGGTTGCCTCCTGCTGCCTGGGGACAACGCTATCTAATAGTAGAAGATATTCCAGAACAGGCACCATATCCAGGTCCTGGGGGCGAACCTAGACCGTGGGCTGGTCTGACAGACGGGGCTAGTGCTAATGACATTATTGAATATGGCGTCACTGGCTGGGTAGTATCGTTTAATAGTAACTCTCTAACAGACATACAGTATGTCAGAAACAATACAAGCGGCGTTCAATACAGATTTTTAGTTGGCGAAGGTTGGAGCAAATCTATCGATGGTTTTTATAGTGGCGGCGAATGGCGAATAGTAATTTAAAGCGATCGGTAAACGGTGTTGGAATAATATTCTGCGCTGCTGATACCGGTAGACACTTATTTCTATTACGTAATGATCGTAATTCTCAAGTATGGGGATTGCCTGGCGGAAAAGTAGAACGAGATGAAACGCTATTAGAAGCACTAGAGCGAGAATGTCGCGAAGAAATAAGTTGGTGGCCAGAAAACGTTAAACTATTTCCTATTGAGCAATTTACAAGCGAAGATGGAAAATTTATCTATCACACATTCTACAGTTTAATTGCTGGTGAATTCATTCCGAAACTAAACAACGAGCATATTGGTTACTGTTGGATAGATAGCGAAACGTACCCTAAGCCATTACATCGTGGATTATTTTCTACCTTAAACTACGATATCATTAAACAAAAAATTGCCATTATTCGTAATGCCATAAAATAAAAAGACCGCTTGTGCGGTCTTTTTATTATTCAGTTTATTATTGTTTAGAAACTTGGAACTAGAACAATAGGGTACAAACCTGGCGGAGTTGCTGAGCCTGGCTGAAGAGTAGCGTTAGCAGATACAAAGCTTGGGAAGAAAGGATTGCCAAGTGTGAAGTTTCCACTCAGAGATGGGCTATTGAGAATATTACCCTGATCGGCAAATGCCACGGCATTTTCGTTTGTTATTACTGCTAGAATAACGTTAGCGTTAGCTGCATCTTTGGATACAATATTCATTTGACCGGCTGTTAGTGCTAATGTATTAGCAGTATTAACAACAAAGCAAATATTTTGTCTGGTAGGTGTTGCCACGTTTGCTACAAGATATTTGTAGATACCTTTTTGACGAACGATGAAACTATCTCCTCTTGCAAATTGCCCCGGAGCATATTCAATGTTAGCTTGAACTAAAATAGTGTTACCAGTTGGGTTTTCTCCTCCAACTACACCAATGTTACCAGTTTCAGTTTGACCTGGAATACCGATATCGATAGTACTACCTTTTGCTATTTTTAGTGGACGACCCATAATTTTTTCCTTGTAATAGTAAGCACATATTGCTTTTGTATATTGTATTTATCATACAATCAATATTTGATACTAGTATTTATCATTTATTGTTTATTTTTATGTCACTAGTTAGAACACTAAGAAGAAGTTACTACTACTTGGAACAACGTTAGAGAATATCCAGCCAGTGTTGTTGCCATCATTTGTATTGTCGTTAGTCAATAGTGCGTACCAGGTATTTACTGGAGAGGCGTTTGAGTAACTAATGCCTACATAACTTAAATCAACATTGCCGCCGCCAGTTAGTACCAAATTGTGTTGTGCGAGAGTATCTGAAGTTATTGTAACTAGATTGCCCGCCGAGCCACTAATACTAAATCCACCAACGGTCGTTGTAGTTCCAGCAGTAAATTGTAGGGTATGTGCTACAGTTTTTGAACTTGAAAGTGTGCCAGTGAAAATATTATTGCCAGTAAAAGTTGTGATACTTGTACCAGTTGCTCCGCCAATGTTCAAGTCATCGTAAGTTAAGCCGCCACCAGCAAATGTTCTAGAGCTTGTAGAAGTCGATGTTAACTCAATGTTCGAGTTAGAAGCGACTACTGTTGCGCCTGTTGATGTAGCCATGTTCCATACTGTTCCTGTGCCAGTCAGTGACATAGTCGAATCAGAAATATCAAGTGTACGAGTGTTTGTGTTGTTACTTGACCACGAGCCAATGGTAAAAGTTTTGCCGTTTAGATCAAATCCGCCAGATGTTAGCGTGATAGTTCGTGTTGTTCCGATCGTTGTAGTATTTGCCAGTTGAACTGTGCCGTTACTAGTGCCATTACCAAATGTAAGAGGAAAATCGATTGATGTAGTTCCGGTGTCGAAAGTTTGTGTGATATTGCCACTAAAAGTAGTAACGTTTGCGCCTGCGTTCGTGGTCATGCCGCTAACCAGCACAAGGTTACCATACATAATTCTAGCAGTGTTTGTAAAAATTGATAAATTATCAGTGAACACAAGATCAGAGAGATGACTTGTAGCCGTAGTTGTTAGGGTATCTAAACTACCGTCACCTCCGGAAATGTAGAAAGGAGGCGCTTTGGTTGTTATCGAGCCTCCACTGCTAGTACCATGCGATATTGCTCTTGATCCGTACGTGCCCATCAAAGCCGTTAAGTTTACTCTAGCATTACCTGTGTATGAAAATCCCGTGACTGTTGTTGAGTTCCATATTGTTCCAGATCTAAGAGCGACATTAATAACTCCTGTTGAACCAAATAATATCGATCGTGAGTTAGAGCCACCACAGTTAATAGTTACAACTGATAGAGTGTTATCATTGAGATCAAGTGTTCCTTGACTCAAGAAAAAAACAGTACTGTTTGAGGCTACTCCACCGGTTGCCATATCTAAGTTGTCTGCTAGTCTAACCGTGGCACCAGGAGCATTAATAGTCATGTTAACTGATATTATTGTGTTATTAGTGGTAATAGTTTGAACACCGCTAGTCGCTGCAAATGCTATGGTATTAAAAGACGCAGCAGAGCATGTCATGCCGGCGTTAAGTGTTAAGTTGCCATAAATAGTTCTAGCGGACGCAGTAAGATTTCCTGTGAAGCCTGAAAATGATAAGTTTTTAAAGTTACCTGAGATAGTAACAATATCTGTTCCGCCTGTTACATCAAACGATGGTGCTACTGACTCGCTGTATGTGCCGGCGGAAACAGTTCTAGTTCCAACCGAACCCGAGTAAGTTAGATTAATAACTGTACCAGCGGTAATTGTAAAGTTTGTCGCTACCACATTCCAAACTGTACCAGCATTACCTGTAATATTAAATGTAGCGCCAGTTGTTATGAACGAGCGTTGCTGGGTGCCTCCTCCTGAGATCAGATATGGGTTGAATGTTTGTCCATTTAAATCTATTGTTCCTTGAGTGAAGGTGAACGTAAAAGCATCGGTTGTGAACGTGTCGCCTAGCCGTAAGGTTCCACCTGGTCCGTTAACAGTCACGGGACAGTTAATTGTGACCCCATTGGTAGTGACAGTGGCTGTAATATTAGTAGGCGAAAAGGTAGTCTGACTTGACGTGCTCTGCATAGTCGAGCCTGAGCCTAAGGTAAGATTACCGTATATAGTTCTAGTTCCGGCATTATGTTGACCTGTAAAGCCAGTGGTATCTAAGTTTAAGAATACACCGGTAAGCACGATACTATCTGTTCCGCCAGTAACATTCACTGAAGGCGCAGTAAGTGCCGTCCAGGATGTTCCTATTAGTATCTCACGCACTCCACTAGTAGCAGTAGATATCGTGTTTATTACGCGAGAACCAGTCATTGTAAAGCCTGCGCTCGTTGATGAATTCCATGTAACAACTCCGTCACCAGTTAAGTTAACTACCCCCGTTCCAAATTGTAATGATCTAGTATTGCTGTTATTAGATAAAAATATACCACAACGTAAGTTAAAATTGTTAAGATTAAGTGTACCGGCAGTTAATGTCAAGGTTCCAGTCAGTGAGATTGATAAGTTATCTAGTAGTTGAAATGACCCGGTAGAGCTGTTAATCGTAATACTGGGTAGAACTATGCCATCAGTCTTGATAGTTTGTGCACTACTAGACGAGAATGTCCATGTTCCGGAAGCAGACCATGTAACCCCAGTCGCTGTAATGTCTAGATTGCCAGAGACTAAAAAGACCCCGGTATCAGTAAATGTAACAGTTCCGGCAGTTGCCTTAGCGATTGTTAAGTTAAGACATCTTAATGTCAGTCCAGCACTAGTCGATACAGTGTAATCACCGGCGGCTGACTCGCTATCAAAGAATACATTATCTGCTGCGGTAGGAACAGAAAATCCGCCTGCGCCGCCACTTGTATCAGACCAATTAGTAGTACTTGTTGTATTCCATGTTCCTGAACCGCCTACCCAATATCTATCTGCCATGATTTATCCTTACACCTGAGAAGCAACCGATACCACGTCCCACTTAGAACTTTGAGCATTGTAGATGCAACCAACATAGATGTATTTGTTAGCCACTGTAGTTGTAGGCAGTGTTGTGCCAATCACTTCGTAGATTGCGTTCCATGCCAATGTCTGTGGTGTACCGTCATCTAAGATTCGAATCGTTAACTTCTGTCCGTCTACTGGAGTTCCCGTAGGTGCGCCGATTGTAGCGGCAACGGCTAGAGCGGTTATCTCATACTGGTCTGTAGTGTCACCGTTTGGAGTCGGCGTGGCACTAGATGCTACTGTGACTACTCGTGGTATGATTCTAGCAGATAGATTATTCGCTGTTACATTGGCTACGTTACTGATAAAGTATCCGCCGCCATCTAAGTTTCCGCCCAAGGTAGGTGTGGTGTCTATGTCAATTCCAAAGTTGACATTTTCCCAACGATTGTTGTCGTACAGTAAAATTTGATCGGAAGCCGGTGATGTAATTTGTACATCACTAAGATCAGCGGCTGTCAGATTTGTAGTGGGTCTTACAAATAACACTCCGGAGGTTTGATTGCGGATGATCACACTAGACACACAGATTTTCACATTGGGTGCGGCAGGTTCTACCTTGGTCAGTTTTCCGGGTGCAGTAGGATGCACATACAGTTTGTCACCCACAGCCCAGTTTTCGTCGCCCACTGATATAGCCGTATTGGCAGTGCCTCGCGTATCTAAGTCACGCACATATCCAAAGTACGTGATCACACCGTTGACACCGTTGTTGATATCTTGTGTGGCCAAGCCTAGAAACTGTACAGGATCAATGTTGCCCATCATGGGACTGGCTTCAATACGACCGGATCCACCAGCAACTCCTGAACAATACACGGCAGTACCGTTTTGAATAATATTGCCGGTGTCGTTGCGAACCACATAGTGTGTTTCTTGCCCTACTTGTAGGACCACGTTGGCATAACTTAGACCAATGTTCAAGGTGCCATCTGCACTATTCCAGGCCATTTGTCCGGCTGCTACCTCGATACCGGCTGAGGTATCAAATATAAACACGTTAGATTCAACATTGGAAATATTACTAACGTTAAAACCCCCAACGTTTAAGTTTCCAGTTAAATTTTGTATGTTAGCATTGCCAGTTGTGATATTTCCATTAGAGTCAATCACAGAGGTTTGTGTTGTTGAGCCTACTGTAAATCCGTTTGGGCTATTAAATGATTTTAGTGCCATGTTTGTTTGTCCTGAGTATGATGTATTTATCAAAAAACTGCAAGTAATAGATAAACAAAAACGCCCACTAGGGGCGTTTTAATTTTGACTCCATTATTATTACAATCCAGTTGCCTGATATGTGTATGTAGTAGGAGTTGCTGCCGCCGAAGTGACCGTAACAGTTACCGTGTTAGCAGCACTGGTTACTGAGATAGAGCCTGGTGCGTTACCCGTGACCGTTTGTCCATAGAGAGTGTAGTCTCCAGCTGGAGTAGAAAGTAACTTGGTAATCATAATATTTGCACCATCGCTTGCTTTAACTGTAACTTCATATCCAAATCCGGAGCCGCCAACAAATAGAGTTGTTGGAGTCGTGCTACTAGTAGCAACAACACCAGCACTTAAGATACTTGTTCCAGCGATTTCGGCCTGAGTTGTGATAGATACAATATTAGCAGTTGCAGTTTCAGTAACAGTGAGATTTCCAGCTACGTTAGCTTCGCCTGTTACCTCTAGTGTTCCGATATTTGCTGTGCCTACAGTAGCAATGTTACCACCAGAAATGTTTCCAGTAACAACAAGATTTCCTCCAACGTTGGCTTCCCCTGTAACCTCTAGAGTAGCGATGTTTGCCGTGCCTAGTGTAGTGATGTTACCAGAGTCTGTGTTACCTGTAATTACTAGATTTCCGCCTACATTGGCTTCTCCGGTAACTTCCAGTGTTCCAACGTTTGCTGTACCAGAACTAACAATATTTCCAACGGCCAACTCGCTGTTAGCAACATCAAATGTAAATGTTGTGTTACCGGCAATGTTTGCGCCATCATTAAATAACACTTCGCCTGTATTTCCCGGTGCTTCGAAAGTACCCTTGTAAATACCAGCCACAACGTTTGCTAATGTTACTACCGTTACTACATCGGTTGACAATGTTGCCTCTTTTGCGATAACATAGTCGCCGGAATATGTGCCGGTAGCGTTTTTGTAACCTGCGTAGGCAAACTTAGCAGTGGTGTCAAAATATTCCATTGCCAAACCGCGGTCTTTGCCGTCGTTAGTTGTTAGTGCCGCGCCGTTAGGACCGGTACCAACCGTAATGATGGGATCTTCAACAGTTAGTGACTCAACGTTGATGTAGACAAGATTACCTTCGACTGTTAAGTTGCCAGTAACTAGAGCGTTGCCGCCGATGTTAGCATCAGTTGTAACAGTTAGAGTCCCTACGTTGGCTCCACCAACAGTAGCGAAATTTCCGCCTGTGATGTTAGCAGTCGTGATAATGTTACTATCTAAGTTTCCACTAGCCAAGTAGTTAGCTACATCACTGTTAGAATATCCTGCCGGAAGACCTGTGATATTTGCGCCATCGCCAAACAACACAGAAGCTGCGTTACCTATAGTACCAGCAAGAACTGTAGTAGCGATAACTACGTTTGCGCCGGTAATGTTTCCTGTGACTGACATGCTGTCGGCATTTATAGCTTGAAACTCAGCAGGTGGTGCAAACGCAGTTCCAGATATTG